GGCGGTCAGAAGTTGGTGATGATTAATTCTTTCGCGGGCGTCGCGTCGCCGGCGGCGACAGAATAGGTTAGCGACGTTTCCGTCTGCTCGAAATCCGCAAACACTTTTCTAATTTCCGGCGTATCGTTGATCGATAAAATGACTTTGCCGCGCAGCTTTTTAAAATGCGCCGCAAGCAGGTTGTATTGGAGCCGGTCAAACAAACCTTCACCATAATAATTTTCTGAACCAAAATAAGGCGGGTCGCAATAAAACAATGTCTGCTTACTGTCGTACGCTTTCAAAAAATCCGGCCAGTTCAAATTTTCGATCACCGTTCCGGAAAGCCGCTTGTGTATTGCCTCCAGGACAGGCTCGATCTTTTGCACGTCGAACCGCGCGCCGTTTAATAATTGCACGCCAAAATTGCGGCCGGTAACTTTTCCGCCAAAACTTAATTTTTGTAGGTATAAAAATCGCTCGGCCTTTTCGAAATCGGTCAGCGTTTCCGGGCTGCATTTTTTCAGTCGTTCAAATTCTGCCCGCGAGGTGATTTTGTATTTAATGAAATCAATGAATTGCGGGTAATGCCTTTGGACCACTCGGAAAAAATTGCTAATGTCACTCGATCGGTCATTGATCACTTCCGTCGACGGTCGCATTTTCCGTTTAAAGAAAATGCCTCCCATACCGACAAATGGTTCCGCATAAACTTTGTGATCTGTTCCGTCGATAATCTTGCAAATTTCGCTTGCTAGTTTGTTTTTGCCGCCGACATAGGGGGCGGCGGTTTTAATTGCCTCGATTGGTTTCATAAAAACTTAACGCTTTTCGTTCAAAAGCGAGCTTATCATCCTCGCTAGGGTGGTGATAAGTGGTCGCGACGTTATGCTTTGCTACGTCGGTCGGGGGGCATTTCCTGATGAGCCCCGATGGCTGGAATTGACCAGCCCGTCCACTTTTTGGGCACAAAAAAAGCCCTGGAATAATGTTTCCATGGCTTTTTCATTTTTCCAAAAAATGAATTCTTAAATCAGTTTTTTTGATGTCAGTATCTATTTTTCTCGAGCGTCAATTGCAGCCGCTGTACCGCTCGTTGAGCCGCGCGGCGAAAGCGTTATTAAAGCTTCACTACCCGCAATGATGCGGCCGAGAACGACCTTAACCGCGCCAACGGACGGCCAGCCCATACTCTTTGCCTCTTCGTTATCCACAGGATAACCAATTTCCGCCTGCTTCACACCGTTCGTTTTCATAAAAGAAAGCTGCCTTTCAACGACCTTTGTTTGCAGAACGACCAGTTCCGCCATTTCTTTGATCACGCCTTCAGGCGGCTCTCGATCGCCATCCACCCACCGTTCAACATTTTTTTGCGAAACGTTAAGGTAATCAGCCGTCTCGGCCAGCGACAACCCCGTCGCTGCCCGAAGTGTTGAAAAAATGTTTATGACTGTCGCTTTTGCCATTATGCCACCTTAATCGCGGTTATTTTTTCCAACCGCCCCAACTCATCGTAATCTATCTGTGTGAAGATGTCTTCGATCCGGTCGTTATTTACTTTTCGCGAAGTGTCTATGCATTGCGGGCAAACGTTCATGACGGCCTCATAAGCATTGTTGGCTTCTTCGTGGCAAGCAAACATATGCGGTTTATTGTCGTCGTAACTATATATTGTAACTTTGTAAGTATTCATTTTCTGGCCTCCTTGCCCGACACCCGTCTTATACGGCTGTCTTTATGACTTGTACTTACCAATGATCGTTTTTACAGTCAACTATAAAAGAAAAAATAATGATATAATCATTATTTACTGCAATTGGCTTGGTTGCGGCCATTTGATCGCGTCAAAGACTGCCTGGGCTTCTTCCGCGGTTTTAGCATTTTCGATGGCGGCTTTGCTTCCCAACCGTGTTGCCTCAATCGCTGCACCGATTTTTTGCCAGATCGCGTAGGCATAAGTGACAGTCTCGGCGACTTCGATCAGCGTCTTGCCGTCAATGCCCAAGCCGGCCTTTAAAAGCAGATAATCTGCTTCGTTTGGTTCCGGCGCATTTTTCGGGTCTTGCTCATGGGCTGCATATTTTTTCGAATAATCAACCGCCTGATTAAACTTTTCGGTGTAAGTCATCGACTGGCCGACGCCGGCCGTTATGTATTTTAAACGCTCGTTTTCGGCAGCTTCATCCACACGGGCTTTCAATGCTTCTTTTGTTTCATCCAAAGTTTGTGGAAACATTCGAAGACCATAACCGGCCAAAACCTCTGCCAAAGCTTCATCCGTTTCTTTTCCATCCGCATTTTTTGGCCATGGCGTTGGCCGGTTGCCTGCTTCTTGCCAAGCTGCAAAATCTTTATCATCTTTGTTGATAACCGTTTGTTTTGCGCTCGAATAAATTCGGCTGCCGTCGCCGCTTATCCAAAACCAATTTTCAGCTAAAAAATTCATTTTTAATCGTTCCCTCTAGATGACGTAACTGCTCGTCTCGGCCGTGCCTGGTTGCGTGCCGGGGATGAAATTACCGCCGGCGCCCTCCGTTGATATTGTTGAACCGAAAGTGGCCGAATAAGATTTTCCCATTGGGCGGCCGATAAAATTTGTCACCGCCGAGGTCACAATGAGTTGGCCGGCGCGGGCGCAGGAAATATTAGCTGTCGACACCGTCACATTGGCGTATGTAATTTTTGTGGCGTCCGTCTGCTTAACGTCATTGTACCCAATTCTGGCGACGCCGCTTTGGTCGATGTTGAAACACGCCGCCCCCGCTCCACTTATTTTTATGTTGCCATAAATTTTCATATGTCCGCCGTAACATGCAAACCCGGTCGAGGCTGGTTGACCACCCAAAATTACGTTGCAATCGTTTACTTCAAGAGCACCTTCGTTAGTCGCAATTGCTTCATAAAAACCCGAAAATGTCATCCCCGCAACAGCCACGTTTGTCGCGTTGCCTGTCACAAGCCCGCGAACACGCGTTTTTGCTGTGTCGGTTGCGATCAATCGCACAGCATCGGGATTTTTACGGTCACCAATAAGAACCCACTCCGAAACAAATGACGCGTCGATCACGGCTCCGTCGTAAGTGCCGGGGGAAATCATCAACGTTATTGCCGACTGTGTAATGTACTTGCGTGAAATTGCATCAATGGCACCTTGAACCGTTGCAAAGCCTTCCTTCGGCGTTGGCGCGAGGCCTGTATTTTTGTCATTGCCTGTCGGTCCGATAACGTAAAAAGTGCTCGCCGGTGGCGTAACCAGTTGCGAATAACGTTTATCTAAAAGATCATTTAAAAGCGTGTAGACACCGTTAATTTTTATGTAAATCGAACCGTCCGGCAGTCCTACACCGTGCCCATCCGGCGTGCCAGTAATTGCCCAACCGGCGGATGTAAACTCCGCGAGCTTTTGCGATTGGCCCTTCCAAACTCCGCTCGCCGTTGCCGGTATCACGTAAACGTCGCCAGGCACCGGATTTTCCGGCGGTTGTTTTGTGTCAATTGATTTGATCGGCACCCATGGCTTTACCGTCATCCGCTGCAGTGGAACCTGCATCGACGCATCGACCTGCACAATGACATTTTCAGCATTCGAAAAAGCAATCTGAAGGCGCACGTCCCCTTCAACCGTTTGTCCGCTTTCTGGCGTCGGCTTGTTGATTGGCGGGTCATAGCACGCAATCGCGATGAGATCACCGGCAGTGTCATAAAGGCCTGCCTCACGTATCGTATAAGGCCCATCGGTCGCTACCAGGTGGATATCAAAATACGCCGTGTTGGTTGTGCCGGCAACCAAGCCATGGCCGCTCACTGTCTTTCTTGCTATTTCGTGATAGAGTTTTTTCTCGCCGCCCGACGGGACGGTTGTTCCGTCGCCTATTGCAATTGCCGAAATCACGAGCGGTTCTCCGCTTGCAAGTGCCAGCGCTTCTTTCGCGCGACCGGTCGTCGTCAACAGAGCAAATGTTGATTGTGTCATTTTTTATCCTTTTGGACAGGCTGTAACCGAAAAAAATGCCACCGCGACGGTGGCTGAATATATTCCGCCGAGAGCAACCGGCGGTTCAAATTGGAACGGGTGGGCAATCCTTATAAAATGCGAACGGGGCACCACTGCCGCGCATAGTTCCGCCTCCGCCGTGATGACAGCTCTAGCTGAAAAAACGCGCGATTTCGGCTTTGCCGCGACAACTGATTGAATTGCATAACGCTGTAATTCGCTGTCAAAAACCGGGCCGCCGTCATAATAAAGCATTTCTATACTAAACGTGCCGCGCCGAGCGTCATTTTCCCACCATTCGACGATATGGGCATCAATGTCGAAAGCCTTTAAAGCCCGATCAACCGCCCCACGCGTTCCCTTCAACCGGTGAACGGCCGGAGACGCTGCAATCACTTTGCGTTTTTGCTCTTCACTCCAATCATTTGACCAGACGTCAACCGATAAAGCGTGTGCCAAAAATGGCAATAAGGAGAGGGGACATTGCCACGGGTCCCATATCTTTTTCACCACATCGGCATCAATCAACAGCAAACGGGCGAGTTCCGCCAATAGAATGGCAATTTCAATCTTCGACGCCGTCGGCGGCAACATGATTTTTGCGATTGGCAGCGCCTTTTCTATTGCTTCGTCAGTTGTCATCGCGCCACGTCCCCCGCGTCTGGATCGGAACCACTTTGATTTCGCCAACTTCCCCGAAGCCTTTTGCCCCCGGATCGATATCCTCCGCAGGCTCAATAACATTTACCGTCACGCCGTCGCCGACCGCCGCGCGTCCACCGATCACATCCCGTTGGATTGCTAATCCGATCCGGCGGCGAGCTTTGGCATAAGCCAAAAGCCGTTTTTCCGCTTCCGTTTTCAACGCCGCCACGTCTGCTCCGGCTGCGTAATAAAGAGAAACGTTGATGTTATATTTGTGCTTCTTTGCCGCTTCGATCCGGACATTGTCGCCAATCGGGCGCGTGTCTGCCGCTGTTACTGCTTTAAAAACACGGTCAAGCAATGCTTGGTCTGCTTCACCATAGTTTTGTGTAGGGGCAACCACAACGAGAACTTCCGGCGCCAAAACAGGCGCGCCTTCTTTTCTGTCGGCAAAGGGCGTTTTTTTTAGGCCCATCGAAAACGCATCGGAAAACATTGTCTCCGAATATGTCGCCGTGTCTTCCTCTGAATAAACAGCCGCATCTGCAACATCCCGAATGCCATCAAGCTCCAACGCGTGAAACACATAGGCGCCCTCCGGTCCCGCCGTTGAGAATGCTTCAAAGGCAAGCAAAATGCGGTTGCGATAAGCGTCGTCGCTTTCTACCCATTTTCCTTTTTCTTCATTCCAGTCTGAATCGTCCGGCCTGTCTTTTTTGTCATTTTCGTAAATTAGGCGCGAAATGCCGGCATAGGTTGTGCCAAGGTGATCAAGATCGCCGCCGATTGCCGTAACGAGCGATAGCGACCGGATTGCCTCGTTGACACGTTGCCTGATTTTCATCTCGCTGTAACCGCCGCCTTCTGAAAAAGCGATGACGAGCGGATCTGTTTCAAGCGACGTCACATCATAGTCGAGGCCAATTTTTTTCAATGCTGCAATCAAAAACGCATCGCGCCCGCTTTTGATATTTTCAAAGCCGACGTCTTCCACTGCCGGCACATCGCCGAGGTCGTTCAGATTTGGTGCGATAAAACGGCTCATATTTTTGTCTCATACTCAAACGAAAAATGGACATCTTCGACGACCTTTTTCCGATTGCCTAAATGGCCTTCAGGATAATAGTTGCCGGCAACCGCTAAGGTCACCACGCCGTCACCACTTGCGGCGGAAAGATTGCAGTTGGTTATTTCAAAACGTGGTTCCCATCGTGAGCAGGCGCAAACTACGGCTGCTTGGGCTGCAAGAATAACTTTGTCACTTATCGGCCGGTCAATCAGGTCGAAAAGCTCACAGCCAAAGTCGCGCCGCATCACGCGCGTGTTTAAAGGCGTCGAAAAAATAACGGCAAGTGACTGTTCGACATCGGCAAAGCCATCAAGCGTTTGGCCGGTTTTCCGATCGAAACCTAACCCGCTCATCTTTACCCCTTGTCGGACGTTTTTGTGGAAGTCACTGCGTCAGCCACTTTGGCAAGTTGTTTGGTTGCGCGCACATATTCCAACTGGTCGCCAAACGGCGGCAAAAATTGTTTGGCAACGCCATCTGGCATTTCTTGTTCGCGTGAAGATTGATCGTAAAATTGGCCGCCATACCAACCTGGTTTTTTAACAATGACTTTCATTTTTTAACCTTTCATTTTATTCCGGAACGCTCGAAACATCGCCGCCCGATTTAACGCCTGTATGTTTATGGGTGTCGCCAATGTTTTTACCATTGTGCCGTACGTAACCGCCTTTGAAATCAACGCTGCCGCGTGTTTCACCGTTGCCTTTCGTAAGAAAATTTCCATCGATTTCCAAGTCGCCCGTGATGTGTGTTTTTGGCACGTTGATCGTCACAACATCCGAGGTCTCTATTTGCGTCGTTCCCTCGTCAAGCGTGATGCGCGTATTGCCGTGAACAATCACCGCTTGCGGTCCATCATGTGGGCGTTTATTGGCGTTTGAATGGATGGAAAAATCAATCACCCCATCCGTCAAATCACCATTTTCCGACAGCACATCGACCTGCTGTCCGACGACTGGCGGGATATGTGTTGATGTCATTCCGGCGGCAATTTCCTTCCACGGCAGCCAGCCGGTTCTGAATTTTTTGTCGCCATCGTCAACAAGTGTAACGCGTGCCAAACCTTTTTTGGTGTCGACCTCGTCGATCGTGCCTGTTCGTCTTGCATTTCGACGGCGGCGCTCAAGCTCCGAAAGCCGGTTCTGTATATTGATGATAATGTCTTCAAGCCTTGCCATTTTAATCAGCCATTAAAGCTCGTGCTTCAGCAAGCGTCAGCCCAAAACGGCGGGCAGCTTGAGCAGGTTTTTCTTCATCAAAACGTTCGGCAAAAAAATCAGCCAGCGGATTTTCTGTTTTTTTGAGCAGGCTTATAAACTTTGCCCAGGCACTGCGGTCCCCTACCTTTTCGCCGCGAACCGGATCGGGTAGTGCATCAACCCGAATGCGCAATTGTTGCGCGGCAAGCGAAACATTGTTCATCTCGCTGCTCACTCTTCGACGCTCTACTTCAACAATGGTCCCCCGCAAGCTTCGCCACACATCCGCCCATTCGTTGGTTTCGTCGGATAAAGCCGCCACGATATCCGACCCAATCGTGTCGAGAAAAAGTTCCATGCCTTCGTCTGTTGCTGGCACGTACGGCATAATAACAGCTTCCCCATCGTCATTCTTTGCATACATCGACAGAGTGACGGCGTATTCAAAAATCAAATCTAGGTTTTTGTTTGTGCGAAGCGTTTGTCCATCCGGTTCTTTGTCGATTGAAGTTTCTGTAAACACCGCTATGAATGGTTTGTTTTCCGGCGTTGTTAAACCTCCCGATGAAACGTCCAATGCACCGTTGCGACTGTTGAAGACAGCATCGCCCACGCCTGTTTGCCCTTTTAGTGCTTCGACCGCGCAAATTCTTAACGCCAACCGTGCAAAGCTCATTTTTTCAACTTTCGTTTAATGTCGCGTAAAGGCGATTAAGACCGCGATCGGCAACTGTTGCCACTGTGAACCATGGCTTTCCGACGCGCGACACGGCCTGAACCTTGTCCCCGCGTCGAAGCGTTAGGTTTGGGTATTTCTTCCGATCAATCGCGAGTTTTGTTGGGGCGGCCGCGACGGGCACGTGCCAAACGCCGCCAGTCATTCCGCCGTCCGGTTTCTTTGCTGCTTCGTTGCCGATTGTTAAAATCGCTTCGATTTCTATTTTTTCGCGGGTTTTATCAACGGCGCCGTTCGTGAAAAACCTTATCAGGATTTTTTCGGCAAAATACTTGTCATTGCTTTTTGTCGTTATTTCCCGAATCCGGTCCAGACTTGCCATCACCTGCTCCTGTTTTTTCCGAGGCATCTCCGACCGGTTCAGCAGCAGGAACAACCGGAAGCTCCGGGGCGGTTTCTGCCTCTTCTTCGTTCTCTTCCTCGTCTGCCGTTTCGTCATCGTCAGCATCGGTCTGCGTTTGAGCCGGTGGCTTTTGTTTCGGCGTTGCCTGTGCTTTTAACTGCCCCGCCTTTTTCTGTGCTTTGTTCGTCGGCGGCACCGTCTCTACGACATCCTCCGCCGGACGTAATGCGCCCGAAGTTAGGAGAAAATTCATTTCTTCCGTTGGCAACTTTTTCCCTAAAATTTCACCGGGGGCGATAACGCCGCCCGATGATTGAATTCTCTTTTCAGCGATGTACTTCATTTGAGCACCGTTGCTTTCAAGGTCGCATTCGGCCGTCCGGGGATCATTAGCGGAGCTGATTGCGTCATGAGCTGCATTCGACCTGGATTTTGTTCTTCCCAAGCTTTCGCAAAAAAGTCGGTCGGATAAAGCGCGCTCAAATCTTGAATTGCTCCAAATGCTTTAATGCCTTCGACGCCTCCATTGCCATTCTGGTCCGGCGGCGCAACAAACAGAACATCGCCTTCGCCGAGAACAGAAACAATTTTGCCATCCTGTTCCTTAAAGGGCCGGGCGTAAACAAAAATTGAAAAGCTGCCGAACATGCCTTTAAACTGGGCGCCCATCGCTGTCGCTGCTTGCGGTTCCAAAAACGGAACATTGGTAATGCCGCGTCTCAATTCTGCAGCTCGCAAAACACCATCGTTGTTTTGGAAAGCATCCCAAACGCTCGGAGTCATGATGACGTCGGTCCCTGCATACCCGGTTTTTTCCAAGATTTGATTCGAAAATTTTTCCATCTGCGCAGCAATATTCGCCGATTTGTTCGACCACACTTGCGCCGAATCAGAAATCACCACTGTATTGTCTTCTGACCTGTTAAAATCAACAACTTGTGTGGGATAGTCTTCCCCTTCCATTTTGATTTTACCATCAATCAGTGTTTGGGCTGCCATAAACTCAAT